AAGAAATAAAAGGCTTTCTGCCTGGTTTAATTCCTGGAATTGGAAGTGAGGTTCTCTATAACGGAAGCTCATCAACTGTCCTGTTGACCGAGGACAACTGTCTTCGGATCGTCCAGCGATACGGGAAACTCCTGTATTTCTGGTCGACTGGGGTACTCGCCCCTGCATCAGTTCAGAAGGGTCTGTTCAAGTTTGCGTGTAAACTACGCGTAATCTTGAAGACTCAAGGCTACCTAGCGGCGATGAAACGATTGAAGAATGACGCTATTTGCATAGGTCATTTTCTATCGGGGAATCCGATGGTAGACCGATGGATGTTAGGAACATCCATTGGAATATCAAACGGGCTTCCTTCTGATCTTCCGGGCTCTTTCCGTAACAGGATAAGAGTGGGAGATGAGAAGTTCATTCGCTTCGCCTTCTCTCTACTGTTCCTTTACAAAGGAACTAGTGGAAAGAGTGGTAAAGTCTCTTTGTCTTCTATCACCGATACTTTCGAGGGTGAAGACAAGGTAGATTTTAAATCAATCTTATCTCCAGCTCGAGCCATCCTGGATGATTGGTTCGTCAAAGATTCAGAGAAATCTGAATCTGAGACAGTTGAAACGCCCTCGTCTAGTCCTACGACTCGAATGTCAGAAGAGGAGTATATGGGGTACCTCATGCAAGCGCAAGAGGTCCTTGCATACTATCCTCCTGACGTCGAAGTAGATATAGACAAGATTATCAACGAGCTCGCTGCTAAGAAGGGGAAGGCCAAAAGCCTTCACGTTCTTACTAGTGAGTACGAAGATAAGGAAAGGTTGGAAAAGGAAGAAGCTCCACCTCCGTATTCTTCGGAGCCGTCTGTCTACCCTAAGACAGTTCGGATGTCCGAGGAAGAAAGAGACGAGTTCTTCCCTTATACCCCAACTTATTCTGCTGGTCCTAACGCCTCTTGTGGAGGGTTAGGTGTTCTAGTAGATTATTATCAATTTGATAAGATTATATCTTTTGATAAAATCAAACCACTTCTGGAATCTCGTCCGAGACTCCAAGGTCATCTCATGTTCATAAAGGACTTTATTGCCTCTATGTCATTTGAAGACCAAATGAAGTACCTTAAATTCGGTGATGGAGTCTTCTCTTCTCGTAAGAAGAAAAGATTTAACATCATCGATGGAGAGTTAGAACCCTGTTTGGGTAAACTTTCTATTAAGGTGGAACCGGCAGGTAAGATGAGGGTCTTTGCCATCGTTGACCAAATCACACAGTGGATCCTCAAACCTTTGCACGAGTGTCTTTTCGAAACTCTGAAAAGTATCAAAGCAGACTGTACTTTCGATCACCATCGCGGTGTTCGACGAATACAGAGCCTGCCTGGTACATTCAGGGAATCGTTAGACCTCAAAAGTGCGACTGACAGAATACCCGTTCAGATATATGAATATATACTGGGCGAAGTGTTCGGCCAATCGTATGCAGAGGCTTGGAAGCATCTTATGGTGAATAGAACATTCCATAGCGGAACTGATCGGGTGAAGTACTCGACAGGTCAGCCAATGGGTGCCTACTCATCGTGGGCGCTTCTCGCGATTTCTCATCACTACCTGGTGAAGGTTGCTGCGATACGAGCAGGTTTCGGTATCGATTTCGATCGATATCAAATCTTGGGTGATGACATAGTTATATGTCATAGATCGGTAGCAGATGCTTATAAGAATCTTCTTAATGAGCTCTACATACCTTTCTCG